CCACCACAACATGGACGGTATAATCGCCGCCATTTGACGTAACTGCGTAATCCGATGCGCCGTAGATCGCGAGTGTCGCCTTGTCTGGCGCGTTTGTGTAAGGCCGCAGCCATTCCGACTTGAAGAAATCACCTTCCTCCGGGGCTGGCCGCTGCTGATAAAGCGCAGACCATGTTCGCGCCGGCGTAATTCGTTTCAAATCTTCGAGCTGCTTGCCGTAGCCGTAATCATCGTCGGTCCACAGCCATTCGCCCGGCTTGCGGCCTAACGGATCGTTTTCGACGGCCTCGGCCGGGAGCTCAATGACGTGCCAATCTTCTTGGTTGAGCGCGCGGCCTGCTAGATCATCTTCATGCCAGCGAGTCTGGATTAGAACCTTGCGCGCACCCGGAACAAGACGCGTCGAAAAATCATTGACGTACCAATCCCAAATCCGATCACGGATTAACTCGCTATCCGCATCTTGCCGTGACCGAATCGGATCATCTATCAACCCAAGCTTTGCTCGGAAGCCGGCAATGCCTGTCCCGACACCAGCAGCATAATATTCAGCACCGCTTGCAAGCGCCCAGCGGCCCGCTGCCTGACTGTCGGTCGCCAAGGCAGCGTTCAAAACCAACCCATGCTCGCTAATCAGATTGCGAACCCGCCTGCCCCACTTCTCCGCAAGTTCAGTCGTGTGACTTGCGGCAAGCACATTCCAGCCATCGCGCGGCATAGCCCACGCTGGAAACAGAATACTCGCGTATGTCGATTTGGCCGAACCAGGCGGCATGAACACCGCCAACCTTGGAATGTCACCGTTGGCGACGGCTTCCAACGCATCGATCAACAGCCGATGATGCTGAGCCGGCCTGAAACCAGCCATAACGCAGAAATCAGTGAACGATCTTCGTATCGTCCTGCGTTTTTGAATCTCCTGTGCCGCCGCCTGCGGCGATAGTCGCAAGTTCATCGTCGGTCAGTTCTGCTGCCCGTTTAAGTTCGACTTGGCCTGTATGCTGAACAGCAGCCAGATCAGGCATTGTCTTGCGCAAAAGACCCAAGGCGGCCGTCACAGCGTGGGAAGGCATGTCAGCCTTTCCCTCGATTAAGTCTTGGAGCCGTTTGATTATTTGATATTGTTTGATTTTGGCGAGGCGGCTTTCGCGCGCAGCAGGACTATCTTTTACGCCTGCGGGACGGCCAGCGTTCTTGCGATAACCACCCCGTGGCATTTATTCGCCTAACTTCTTGTTCGCCTTGGCAACGATCTGATCGTATTGCGACTGCGAGATACGACCGGCATCGAGCTGCTGCTTGGCGCGGGACTTCGCATTGGTCGCGTGACTGTCATCAGGCATTGGATATTTGCGCTGACCGGGCAATCCGAACTCTTTGCTCGGGATGTCCTTGCGCTCTGCGGCGTCCAGCTTTGCCATGATGGCCTCGAAAACAACAGAACCGCCCATGAGCCGCGAAAGCCCGAATGAGCGGTTCTGCTATGAGTCTGACCGGAGGGAGTTCAGCTTTTAGAACTGCGGCGTACACGCAATTCTACAGCATGCACTATGTAGGGGTGATTTGCGTTACGCGGTCAAGTGGGATTTTCTGAAAAAATATGCATATCGGGATTAACTCATGTTGAGCCACATCAATGTGGCGAAAAACCCAATCAATAAAAGAGGAACACAAGCGATAATAGGCGCTCCTAAGTAAATCGCCATGGCGCAAAGCGGAATGACGAGAGCGTATCCGAAAGCCATCGCTTTCAATTCTCTCGATTCAAACATCAAAGTCCCCACAATTTTGCCAAGCGATAAAGTCCCGCTTTGAGCCACACAACCGAAGCCGTTCGGGCTTGCGGACGATTATTGTAGCCCAAATCTTTGACGCCAATCTCGTCAAACCAACGCTCCTCACAGCATACGGCATAAACCACGCGGGCTTCCTGGTTTGAAAGATGCTCATACGCCCGTTGGAAAGCCTGCCGGTGAAATTCCTGACGTTCTGTTTTGGCCATATGACCCATGGTCGCGACGTTGCGAGCGAAGATCTGGTTAGGATCAAGGCTTGAAACCGATCCTAGCAAGCCTCCGTGATACCAATGGTGTCTGAATTTTTCCCCGGCGCGATATTCCTCTCCGCTGATCTGGCCTTTGGCCAAGGCTGTATCGAGCGGATTGTCCCGCATCCGGTGAACCTTGGCTTCACCGCGTTTGCCGCCCCCGACCTCATAGCGGCCTTCAGCGTGTTTCAAACGCTCTTTGGTGGGAAGTCCTTCGTCAGTGGCCAATGCTGGCATCTTCTTTCCCATGCGATGCTGTTCAAACCGCGTTTCAAACGCCGCTGGCGAGTTTTCTATCCAAGGCTGACCTTCCGGGAATCGGATCGCCGAAGAAATGCTGTGACAGCGTCTTGGGCATGTTTGAAAGACGGTCGCGTTCCGCCAGAAGATCATCCGGACTTTCAGGCTTTGCTGGAACGAAATGGGTCAGACCGCATGATCGAGTATAGCGTTCCCGTTCAGCCTGACGGCGGCGCGCATGCCATTCTGGGTCAATGGCGTTGCGAAGGGTGTTGTAATTCGTACCGACCGCTCGAGCGACACGGCTCATCGGCCATTGATGGCGAAGGAGCTCTTTCGCGCGATCGATCTGGTGTTGTTCAAGCGGCATTTGGCTTCTCCCGCGTTTCCCACCAGCTCAATGGCACCCAAATTCCGTTTTTTCCATTGTGCTGGCCAAATTCAGAACGGTTTTCTCGATCAAAATCCCGGCGTCTGAGCATTTCGTCGTATCGCCTGTTGTCGTCCGGCACGAAAAGGTTGGGACGGCGCACGATGGGTGCAGGTTTGAACGGTTTGAACACAGGTAATGTGCTGTAGCGTTCCAGCCGAACCTGGTTCGATTGCGTCTCGTCCAAATAGGTTTTGATCTGACCGATATTCGGAAGACCCATCGGAAATTTGGAAATCACTCCCGTTCGTGGATCTGCAGCGTATTCGACCAGTTTTTTCGGATAGTCGCCCAAGAGAACGGCGAGAGCCGCCGCAAATGTTTCCGGGTCATGCGCTTCGTCCCGGCGGTAGCAGCCGAAGATCGCTCTCGCTTTCGTCAGACACCAGTCGTGGTCTTGGCGCAAATTGGACTGCGCCTGATCGGAGTCCGAGTTGGAGGCGTTCCGCTGCCTTGCTGACGGAAAGGCTATCATCCTGAAGTGTTCGCGATCCTCGATGTCCATTAAGTTTTCCTCCCGTTCCGGTAATTTCCCGGATTCGGTTGCGCCAAGTGCTTGACCAGTTGAGTTTTGTGCCGCGCTGCCCCGGAACGCCGATCCAATAATCGATGAATTCGGCCCATGCCTGGGTCACGCGTTCCCGCGACATGCCAGCGGCGACAGCGAAATTGAAATCGTCATCGGTAATTTTTGTTTCTGGCGATAATCGCGTACCGCGTTTTGAAGGCTTTTGCCCTTCCACCAACTGAGGCAGTAGTTCTTTCTTTTCTTGGTTGCCTCTTTCTTCCTTAACTACTTCATCATTAGAGCGCGGTGACGCCTGTGACGTCACAGTGTGACGGTGTGTGACGTCACTTGTGACGGTGGAATTGGCGACATCGTTTGCTTTCGCCAACTCTTGATTTTTCCGGTGTTTTTTGCGCCAACGAGCGGTACGGACTGCACCCGGTGTGACGGCCTGTGACGTCACTGTGACGTCACAGTGTGACGCCTGTGACGTCACTTGTGACGGTGTGTGACGCGTTGCACGTGAAGCAATTTCAGCCGTCCGAACGGCAAGCGCAATGATTTCCGGCGCGGTTCCGCGCGCGACCATTGCGTCCACCATGTCCGCGATCGGCGTGTCACTCACGGCGCTTCCACCCCTGCCGCCTCAACGCGCACATGCAACGGCGCGCCAGATGTGACCCAACGCGCCGAAATCATCTCGCATTGCGAGTCGTCATCGATCACGCCGATCGATGTCAGGAGGTCGGAAGTCCCCTTAATCAGGTTATCGAGATCGCGCCTGCGACGATCGGGCCGAACAGCCTGTAGAGTCAGTTTGTACGGACCGGAGACAGAACCAGGATGCTGTGATTTGGCTTCCCATCCTGCCGTGCGCAACCAGTCGGTATAAGCGCATGACTTGTGAATGCGCGAGCCGGACCTGCGCCAGATGCGATTGGCGCTCGGCGGTATCGCGCTGAAATCCAGCTCGACGGCTTGCGGCCTCGATTGCGACGATGAGCCGCTAACTGCACGGGGCGTCGTCAGTGTCGGAGTCGCAAGTCTCATTCTCTCAGCCCAACGACAGTTTACCCACGCCATAACCAGGCGCGTCGGTACGCAATGGAACGCTTACTGAAACTTCCCCGGCGCAGTTGGATCTGCGCTCGATCGTTGGCCTATGCGGCTGTTAGTGCTTCTCGCGGGCCGGGCTTGATACCGGCTCTGGCTAACAAGGTGGCCTGCCAGTCGAGACGCATTCCATCCATGCGCCCAGACGCTTCGCGCTGTACCACTCGGCGCGATGCCGTATGTCGAGCGTGTCCTTCCACGCCGCCGCGAGAACTGGCCCCGGCAGAACGACAGAACGCAG